AAAACAAGTAATAGGCTACGGTAAAGAGTTCGACAAATCTTATGAGACACTTGTAAAACAGATTTTAAATGGTGTTAAAAAAGAAGAAGCAATAACAGGTAGTGAAAATGCTGGTTCCAGTAAGGGTACCCCTACAATCAAAACCCCACTTGGTGCTTTTGGTCGTTTCGGTGATCCACTGACTCCGGAGAAGAGAAAAGAATATCTAGATGCTGAGCAAGAATTTGATGAGTTCGAAGTCCTTCGCCGAGCTAGCGGGATGGAAGACCCAAACAAATTCCGTAAATGGCTAGATAATAATCCAGACTGGAAAGCGGCTCGAGACAACAATGGTGAAATGTATCCTGCAAAAGAATGGGATGAGCTTAAAATGTATCAAGAATCAAAAGATAGTTTAGACATCGTCCTGGAAAATTATCTCGGTGCCGACATAATTAAGAGTATTAGGATCAGATCTAAGTCCAAAAAGATCCCTGGAGATAAGAAATGAAGATTAATGCCTCAGAGCTACGTGAAATGATTCTGCAAGAGATGTGTAATATGCATCGAGATCACGACGCTCATGACGAACTCTTTAGTGCGGTCATGCAAGCTGCGGGCGGGTGCCCGATCAAAGCAGGTTCCATACTTCAAGGGATGATGGATCGAGTTAGCGCTCACTCAAACCGGGAAAAGACTAATCCCATGACTTCACCGGACAACATTCCAGTTGGTGCTGAGGTTTTGGGTGATGAGGCTTATATGGAACAGAAAAAGAGCTCTGCTCATCGCGGGCCAGGACACTCTATTGGCATTCTCGGGCCCGGTTTTCGATAAAAAATTATACGTTTCAGGATTTCTCTGTAATTATAAAATAAGAGAGAATGAGTTTTGAGAAAGATCACATCTCACAAAAAACAATCTAAAGCTCTTAAAAAAAAGAGAAAAGATAAAGAGCGACAGAAAAAAGCAAAAGAATACAGAGATATCCAGAAACAGATAGCAAAGAGAGTAAAAGCTATCGAAAACATGATATCACAGGTACCTTCTTCTTGCACCTCATGCGGTACCATCTTCAACAACAAAGACGATGATCACTTAGACAAGTGGAATATGAAAATAGAAGGATCCGATATCCTTCTCGCATGTGATAAATGTACTAGAGAAAATAATGAACCAGAAGAGAGTTAGGGTAGATCCCAAGAGATTAGCTTCTGACGTAGAAGAAATTAAGGAAAAACTGGACTCCTTAGCAGATCAGGATGAATTTTTAAAATCTAAATCTGATTATCTCTTACAGCGTCTCACAAGGTTCGCATCAAGTTACGTAAGATCACAAAAGAAGAATTTTAAGAAGCAAGATAAAACTGAGATATGGCTCTACGCTTTAACAGCTGCATCTTTGTTAAATTTATATCTTTATTTTTTCCAATAGAGATAATATTCTCACACATTATTGATGTTATCTCCACCTCTTGATGGTGCTTGTCAATTTATAAAACTCTGGATGATCTGAATATTTATTTTCAAAGGAGCAGCATGTGTCAGATCTTGAAAACGTAGTATTAGCTAAGCTGGTTCAAATTGAGTCTAAGCTCAACTCATCCCACGTTTTAAACGGCGGATTTGAAAAACTTGTACAGGATATTCAGCATACAAACGACCAGCTAGNCGAAGTAAAAGAATCTCTAGAGATAATNAATGATACTGTTAATGATCCAGAGAGTGGCGTCAGATCCCGAGTAAGAGATCTTGAAGCAGAGTCACAGAGAAGGTGGGAGTTCGTACAAGAAGCGAAAAGAAAGATCGATGATGTCGAAGAGCTTCAAGTCTGGAAAAAAGAAGTGGAAGATAAAGTCCGCCAAATTGAGATTCACAATTTAGAGTTAGATCGCCTCAAGATCTGGCAAGCTAATTTTAGCAAATTGCAGTGGTTATTTGGTTCTACTATTGCGGTCCTTATAATTCAGGCGCTTTTTGGGGTATTATTACCTTGAGCGATTATGAGTACTTTTAGAAAACACAAATCTATAGCAGATCGATCAGCAACCGATCGCTCTCGACACAAACAAAAAATTGAAGAAGCTTTAAAGGAAGGTATCCGCGATATCGTCGCCGAAGAGTCCATTATTGGACAGGATGGCAAGAAAAAGATTCGAATTCCTGTAAAAGGTATTAAAGAATATCAGTTCATCTATGGCGATAACTCTAAAAAGGTTGGTTCCGCCCCGGGCAAAGATATCCACAGAGACCAGAAGATTGCTGAGGATAAGGAAGATAAGAAATCAGGTAACAAGCCCGGGGATAAACCGGGTGAGGAGTTCTATGACGTAGAGATTACATTAGAAGAACTCGCAGAATACCTTTTCAGTGATCTTGAGCTTCCTGATCTTGACAAGAAGAAATTTAAGTTCTTATCTTCCGATACTTTTAGAAGAAAAGGCTTTCGACCAAAAGGTATTCGACCTCGACTATCCAAAAAGGAAACCCTTAAGCAAAAGATTCGTCGTAAGAAGATGGCTCAAAAAGTAGGGACCTACAATGAGGAGGACGGTGAGAGATTTCCTTTTCACGAGGATGATCTACGATATAAACACTTCAAGGTAAAAGAGACTGAGATCTCCTCTGCTGCTATCTTTTTTATCATGGATATTTCCGGATCTATGAGCACGGAGAAAAAGTATATTGCTAGAAGCTTCTTCTTTCTCCTCTATCAGTTTTTACGTCACAAATACGATAATGTTGAAGTTGTATTCATTGCGCATACTACTACAGCAAAGGAAGTAAATGAGAAGGATTTCTTTAGTTTATCGCCATCAGGTGGAACTTTTATTTCTCCCGCTCTAGATTTAACCTTAGAGATCATTGAGAAGAGATATCATCCTAGTAATTGGAATATCTATACTTTCCACTGTTCTGACGGTGATAACTGGGCAGAAGATGAGGAAAAATCCTATAATTCCTCCCAGAAACTTAAAGCGATATCTCAGCTTTACACATTCTGTGAGATTGATCCCAATGGTGAATCATCACAGTGGCGGCAGAATAACAACTCTAGAATGTGGGAAATTTATCAGTCATTAGTGGATAAGAAGTTTAAAACCCTAAAGATGATCAATTCCAAAGATATCTGGCCTTCATTTAAGAAGCTTTTTGGTGGGAGGTCACAATAATGGAATGGACATTTGAAGATCTGCAAAAGTGGGATGAAAAGATAGTCAAGCTAGCCAAAAAATACAACCTTGACTGGTACCCAATTGATTACGAAGTGTGTGACTATCATGATATGATCGGTTACATGTCGTACATTGGAATGCCCACTCACTACCAGCATTGGTCGTACGGCAAGTCCTTTGAGCGAACACACACCATGTACAACCTCGGCATGGAGGGATTACCCTACGAGATGATCATCAATAGTGATCCTTCGATATCCTACTTGATGTCTGAGAATCCTTTTCCTTTGCAGGTCATGATCATGGCACACTGCGTTGGACACTCCGACTTTTTTAAGAATAATCGGATGTTTAAGCACACCGATGCTGCAAATGTGATCGAGAGATTTCGAAATGCTGCTAAGAGAATTAAAAAGTATGTTGAGAATCCCAATATCGGTGCAGATTCGGTTGAGAAAATAATTGATGCCTGCCACTCTTTGAAGTATCACAACTACCGTGAGTTTGGAATCAAGAGAAGAACGCATGAAGAGATCAAGCAGAACTATGTTGATATTGCCAATTCTAGGCCTGAAGAACTTCCTGAAGATTTTGATATTAAAAAGATTCCACTAGAACCTGATTATGATATTCTAAACTTCATTGCAATTCATTCCAGAAATTTGGAGTCCTGGGAAAGAGATATTGTCAATATCGTACGAGAAGAATCAATGTATTTCATGCCTCAAGCAATGACAAAGATTATGAATGAGGGATGGGCATCATTCTGGCACTATAAACTGATGACAGAACTTGATCTTCCTCAAGAGTTTCACTTGGCTTTCCTAAAGAGTCATAATCAGGTCCTTCGTCCTATGGTGGGAAGAATTAATCCGTATCACCTAGGATTTACTATCTTCAAGTGGATCGAGAAAAATCGAGGTCTGGATGAATGCTTTATAGCAAGAACCGCTCATAATGATGAGTCTTTTATTAGAGCTTATCTCAATCAAGAGATTTGTGAAGAACTTAATCTTTTCTCTTATTCCAAGAAGAAGAAAGAGTGGACAATTGATGATATTTCTGATGATGATGGATGGAAACAGATCCGTGAGGATCTGATAAAAAANGTGGGTTTGAATACACTGCCAAATATTTATATCAAAGAGTTGAAGAAGGATCATACATTGGTTCTTGAACACGAACATGATGGTAGAGATCTAGATCTTGACTATGCACACAATGTATGTGAACATATTTTAGATCTTTGGGGTGATGAATTTAAGTTCTTTACGATTATTGAAGATGATCCTTTCGAGATTTAAACTCCTACTTATTAGTGTGTATTATTGAATGTGTGGAGCATCACGAATGTCAAAATCAAAATTTGCTGATCTCATTAGTAAACAGAGAGAGGAAAAGAAGGCTTTGTCCTTCGAAGGTACTTTTCTTGAGTACTTAGAAGTTGTAGAGAAACAACCTAAGATTACATCTTTAGCTCATCGAAGATTATATGACGTCCTTACGGAGGACGGAATTGAAATCCTAGATGAGACAGATGATCGTTGCCGCCGCCTCTTCGACAGTGAGAAGACTAAAGTCTATAACTACTTTAAGCCACACTTCTTTGGTATGGAGAGATCCCTTGCAAAGATAATGAGATTCTTAAGATCAGCGGCAATGAAAGGAGAGGAAAGTCGTCAGGTTCTTCTTCTTCTTGGCCCAGTCGGTGCAGGTAAGTCTGCACTAATCGAACACATCAAAAAAGGCCTAGAAAGAGCAGAAAATATCTATCATTTAGATGGATGCCCAATCAGAGAAGAACCGCTGCACTTGGTTCCTCGTTCACTCCGGGGTAAATTTGAGAAACTGCTCGGTACAAAGATCGAAGGTGATCTCTGCCCAGTATGCCGCCATCGTCTCTTGGAAGAGTTTGGCGGCAAGTATGAAGACTTCCCAGTAAAACAATCCTCTTTCTCAGTTCGAGGCCGCCGCGGCATCGGCGTCGTTCCACCTGTAGATGCTAATACTCAAGATACTTCAATTCTTATTGGATCAGAGGACATCTCGAAGTTGGACCTGTATCCCGAGGATGATCCCAGAGTGCTTTCCTTGAACGGGGCCTTTAATGTTGGTAACAGAGGAATCGTTGAGTTTGTAGAGGTCTTTAAGAATGAGATTGAATTTCTACACACAATGATCACTGCGACCCAGGAGAAGAATGTACCTTCCCCCGGTAAAGGCGCTATGATTTATTTCGACGGCGTGATTCTTGCACACTGCAACGAGGCGGAATGGAACCGCTTTAAATCCACACACACAAATGAAGCTATACTTGATCGAATCGTCAAGGTTAATGTCCCGTACTGCCTAGAACTTGACGAGGAGGTAAAGATTTACCAGAAGATGCTGGAGATGTCTGATTTCGATGCCCACATTGCACCACACACCCTTGAGGTCGCATCGATGTTTGCTGTTATGTCTCGACTTAAACCTTCTAGTAAAGTTGATCCTTTGGTTAAGATGAAGATCTATAGTGGAGAGGACATCATCGAGAAGGGGAGAGTCAAGAAGGTCGATATTAAAGATCTCCGCGAAGAATCCCGCGATGAAGGTATGACCGGTATATCAACGCGCTTCATCACCAAAGCGCTCGATTCTGCACTATCAGACTCTGAAAGAAATATGGTCACTCCAATCTCAGTTAGGGACTCCCTGATTAAGCAGGTGAAGGAGCAGATCATCGATGAGGAAGCACGTGAGCGTTACCTTGAGTATCTCCAGAAAACCTTGCACGAGGAATATCTGAGAATCTTAGAGAAGGAGATTACTAAGGCTTTCGTGAGTGCGTACGAGGAACAAGCTGAAACACTCTTCGATAACTACCTTGATCATGCCGAAGCGTATGTTAATAAGTCAAGAGTAAAAGATAAGGTAACTCGTGAAGAGATGGAACCAGATGAAAACTTCATGAAATCCATCGAAGAAAATATCGGAATTACGGGTTCTGCAAGAGATGGATTCAGATCTGATGTTACTACTTACATGTTTACTCTTCTTCGTGCTAAAAAGAAGATTGACTGGAAGGCTTACGGGCCGCTAAAAGAAGCCATTGAGAACAAGCTAATGGCATCTGTAAAGGATATGTCTCGAATTGTGACCAAGTCTAAGTCAAGAGACAATAAGCAGCAAAAGAAGTACGGTGATATGGTGACCACTCTCATCGAAGATTACGGCTACAATGAAGATTCCGCAGAAGAAGTGATTAAATTTGCAGCCAATAATCTGTGGAGAGATGGCTGAGATAGCATGTTTTATGAGATCTAAGGTTATAGACCAGGAAAATATTTCTTGGGAAATAAAAAACTACCTAAAAAATATGATAAACTTACTATCTGCACAAGAAGCGGATAAAAAAGTTGCTTTCTTAGTAGGAAACTCACCTAGAACGTCGTCAAGTACAATTTTAACTTTGATGAGCTATGATACGAAAAATAGAACAGAAAATATTATTAAGCAAATTATTGTTAAGACCGCTTTTGATCTTGAGAAAAATCACGCTATCTCTGCAAATATAATGATAAAGTATATTAAGTACTTTTACGAGATGATGGAAAGATTAGAAAGATCTGATCTCTCTCAAAAAGAAATTGATAATCATGCTAACAAATCCTTGAAATCTCATCTTGAAAATGTTCAAAATTCTTTACAAAGACCAAACATAAGCCACTTAAAAAGATTTTTAAAAAATAACTTTAATCCTAAGATTAATTCTCTTTTGACAGAAATATTAAATCTAGCAGGCCCCACAGGCAAGATATCTTTTCACGAAGAAAATACAGAAAAAATTATCTTAGAGTCAAAATCTAGCTATCAATTCTTATTGGATCCAGAGCCCAACCTGATGATCGAAAATAATTTTGAGTGGAAAAGGCAAGATGTAGCAACCTTAGTCATTGAGGGATTTATAGAAAAAGTATCAGAAATAGACTGTGTCTTAAGCAAAGTCGTTGAAAAAAATATTCCTTTGCTTATAGTGTGCCTAGGGTATTCTCAAGAAGTTATTTCAACAATTGCTTTGAATAACCGCCGCGGCACTTTTGATGTAATGATTGCCACGCCGTGCAAAGAGGATGATGCGGTGAATGATTTATCTGATATGACATGTATTTTTGGTACCCCTTATCACGGATATCAAACAGGGACAATTTCGACAGCTTTCACAGAAGAAGATCTAGATTTAACATGTGAAGAGATAATAGTTTCACCCGAAAAGATTCATATCAAGAATAGCAAAACAAGAAAATCTGTTCTGAAGAGACTTGAAAGATTGAAAAGTCAAATTGGAAATTATGAACTATCTGTCAATCAAGCGACAGGTACTAATACATCTCTTATGGATGACTATCTAAGAAGAAGAATAGATTGTCTAACCAGTCATCAAGTAAAAATATCCCTACCAAAGATAAATGCCCAGAAAAAATTTGGATTGATCGAACAAATTGATTATGGCCTGAGAGCTTCGAAATCAATCATAAAGAACGGTACCATAAACTTTAAGTCTAAAGAAAAAGTTGTGAAGGATGGAGAATACATAGCTTCATCTATTTACCTGGGAATTAAATTTGGGTATGAATTATCTAAGCAATTTATGTCAATGAAAAAGGCAATAATTTTTGATGATTAATTGGAGAATATTATGAGTTTGCAAAGTGACGTGACGTACAGCGTTAAAATGATGATCGAAGGAATCAAACCCTTGGTTGAAAAAAATCTTAGAATAGCTGTGAGGGCGAAAAGCCTAACCATTGATGAGGGCAGGATTCCTGGAATCACAAAATTAGTGCATGACACAATTGATCAGGGGTTCATAGAGGGTTCTGACCTACTGATAAATGCGATTAAAAGACACACAATTACGACAAAAAAGTAATAGCTTAACTTTGTCATGATAGAGGGAATAAAACATCTAATCCAGTGTCACTGTATACTTCCCCAGTATAGAAATAGACCCGACCCAGTTTTCCATAAATTTACTGTATTCTCAGTAGTAGAAAATGATATTGCTGCTGAGAAGATAGCCCAGTGCCCAAACTGTGGTGTAATGCACAAAGTTGTAGATCTTTGCAAAAGTGAAATTTTAATCGGAAAAGATGAAAACAGATCGCTAATAGAGAAAAGTGATATTTCTTTATCTCTTCCTCAAAAAGTAATTGATTTATTAGAAACGTATTCTTGTGATCTTCCTACATGGGAACATTGTTCTTTCATCCTTCATGAGAAGCTTTGGGGGTCAAAAGTTAGAATAATTTCTGATGACCTTGAAGATTCAACTGCAGCAAAATTTTTAGTTTTCAATGGTTTTGATGCTTATAAAATTGTGACAGAATCTAGTGATTCATTCTTAAGTCCCCCGCAGGAGATAAAATGAAGAAATATGGAGAGACAGAATCGGACCGATGGGCAAAAGATTCTTTGAAGTGTAGGCAAATTGTTTCTGAAATAATGAATTTTGGTGTATCACAAGATCAAATACTCCAGGTAATAAATCTTCTTGCAATGGAATTAGAAGATAGAAACCAAATGCTAGCCTTTAGAAATTTTTATAAGTCAATTCAGGAAGGTGAATCGCTTGAAGGAAATACTTCTACAGCAAAAATCATTCTAGATAGCTAAAAACCACGCTTTTAAATATTTACTCTGTGATGGGGTACCTCAAATGTCAAGAGTGAATAGACTTTTAAATAGTAGTATTTGGGACACTATCTGTGATGATCCTTCTTGTGGTGAGTTCAGAGCAGAGCTTAAACCAGAAATAAGAAAAGCACTACTTAGAATCGCATATGACTTTCTCGAATCACTCGACCCTAAGATGAACTTTAGCGATATTACCCTAACAGGATCAATGGCAAACTACAATTATTCAGATCAAAGTGATCTAGATCTTCACATACTTTTTGATTTTTCATCGCTTGGACCCGAAGGTGAATTAATAAAAGATCTTTTCAGTGCTAAACGTAGAATATGGAATGACGTGCACAACATAAAGCTCAAGGATCACGACGTTGAACTCTATGCTCAAGATAAAGCTGAACCCCACCATTCTACAGGGGTTTTCTCTGTTTTAAGAAACAAGTGGCTTGTCGTCCCTCACAGAGCCAATCCTGAGATCGACGAGGAGTATGTCCTTAAAAAATCACAAGATATTATGGACAGAATAGACTATTTATCGGGGATGGAAGAAAAGAGAAAATCTCTTGAGGTTACTAAAGACAAGATCATGAAAATGAGAAAAGCAGGCCTTGAGAGAAAAGGTGAATTTGATGAAGAGAATTTAATATTTAAAACCCTGCGAAATACAGGGTACATTGGAAAGTTAAACGACATCATTCGTAATGAATATGATCGTTCTGTATCATTAGATCAATAGCGCTACACAGGAAGGAAGTAGAAATGAGTAAGGTACTAGATAAGTGGGAAGAGTTAAAAGTTCTGGTGGAGAGCCTAGAGCTTGATATTCACAAGAATGCCCGAGGAAATAAGAGTGCAGGAACACGTGCACGCAAAGGATTGCGTCTTTTGAAGAATGCAGCAGCAGACTTAGTCAAGACTTCCTTAGATTCCGGCAAGGATTAATATAATGGGGCCGATCGGTTTCGACGTGGTCGGATGTTGAGGTGATGCAAGTCCTGGAGGTGCCCGGCCAGGTAAAAAGGCACAAAATAATAATCGCAAATGACGATTTTAACATGGAGATGGCGGCTTAAAAACCTGACCACTTCTGAGGTGGCAACAACCGATAAACAGAAAGTTGCTTGAGATAAAAGGTTTCGCTTACTCCTTTTAAAAGTAAGCATTTTTTTGAGATGCGCTTGCTGGAGCCAAAAACCAGCTAAACTTGTAAATGAATCCCTACAATTGAAGGTTACGGACGCGGGTTCGATTCCCGCCGGCTCCACCATTGTTTAGCAAAATAAATGCTAAGAAAGATAGTTATTCAGGAAGGGAAGACTTAAGCTTGCCTAGAATACTTTTCTCTATCTGGCAGATTCTCATCCTTGTTAGATTGAATACTTCACCAATCTCTTGTAGAGTCTTTGGTCCACCTTTTGCGCTTATCAAGACGCAGTTTAAATCATTTTCACACTTGATCCAGTTTTTGCACTCTTTTTTGCGACAGGGAATGTTTTTGGCGGAGTGCGCCCCAAAACATGTTTGTTCTAAAAATTTATTCATACATTTATCTCGAGCAACATCATGAAAAAGACTTTTATTCTTGACACTAATGTTCTTCTCTATGATGCAGATTGTCTGCTATCCTTTGATGATAATAATATAATCATTCCTCTAATTGTTTTAGAAGAACTAGACGGACATAAGCGGCGACCTGATGAAGTGGGTAAAAATGCACGAAGATCTGTGAGGATGCTAGACAATCTCAGGGAGAAAGGATCCCTTGACAAAGGGATCACTTTGGATAACGGCGGAACACTCACTATTTTAAGTAGCGATAAGATAACATGTCCCTTTCCAGCAGATTTAGATTTAACAACTGTTGACAACATGATCTTGGCAATGACAAAATGCCTTCAAGAAACCAGTAAAGAGAAGGTAATATTAGTCACAAAAGATATTAATGTTAGAGTTAAGTGCGATGCCCTTGGAATCAATTGTGAAGATTTTAACAAACATAAGATCATCGAAAAATCAGAAGGCCTCTATACAGGTGTAAGAAGATTTGATGCTCCACAATCTTTGATAGACAGTGTCTATGCTAACAAAGAAATACCCGTACCTCCTGATGTTATAGAAGGTGAACTTTATGCAAATGAATTTATCGTAATGAAAGATAAAGTGTCAGGAAAGGGATCAGCAATAGTAAGATATATGAAAAAGACGAAAACGCTTAGGCTTATTCCTGAGATTAAAAATTCCTGGGGTTTGATTCCTCGAAATAAAGAGCAAAAGTTTTCATTTGACATACTTTTCGACGATGATATCAAGCTAGTTACGCTGGTAGGAAAAGCTGGAACTGGTAAGACTTTATTAGCTGCCTCTGCAGCTCTTGAGCAGGCTTTTTCTAAAAACGGAAAATACAAAAAAGTTGTTATTTCACGACCTGTTCAGGCTGTAGGAAAAGATATTGGTTATCTTCCCGGTGATATTTACGATAAAATGGCACCGTGGATTGCGCCTATTCGAGACAATCTAAGATATCTTTTTGGTGATGATAAAGATACGCTAGACATGTATGTTGAAAGTGGAAAAATAGAGATTGAAGCAATAACCTACATTAGAGGCAGATCAATTTCAGATGCGATCATAATCATTGATGAGGCGCAAAATTTAACTACGCATGAACTTAAGACAATCATTACACGCGTGGGCGAAAATACTAAGATAATCTTGACAGGAGATGTAGATCAGATCGATAACACGTATCTAGATGCAACATCTAATGGCTTAAGCTACACAGTTGAGAAATTTAAAGATTACGATATCGCTGCACACGTAACCCTTTTAAAGGGTGAAAGATCAGAGCTAGCAAGCTTAGGTGCTGAGATCCTATAAATCTCTGATTTTTGTGATTATAATTGATTAGATTTTATTTAACCGGAGGAATCTCATGGATTTCGGAGCCAGCCTTTTTGGCGGAACAAAAGAAGTAATGATACCGAAAGAATGCAAGGTTGTTTTTGTATCAGATAACTTTGTTGAAGATTATGTTGGCGGCGCAGAGCTTACATCTGAAGCATTAATACAATCTTCTCCGTTTGTAGTTTTCAAGTTAAGATCTAAAGAAGTATCTGTTAAAAACCTAGAACAAGGACATGATAAGTTTTGGATTTTTGGTAATTTTTCGCAAATGGATTACAAGCTTATTCCCACCATCGTCGCGAATATGAAATATGCGATTTTGGAATATGACTATAAGTTTTGTCGATACAGGTCTCCTGAAAAACATCTAGAAATTGAAAATATTGAATGTGACTGTGATAATAATGTTCACGGAAAGCTGGTATCTGCTCTCTACCAGGGTGCAAAATCTCTCTGGTGGATGTCTGAAGCCCAAATGGAATTTTATCACAAGAAGTTCCCGTTCTTAAAAGATCGACCCAATGTAGTGCTATCGTCAGTTTTTGATGAAGATTTTTTCTTGAACATGAAATTGCTTAGGGCAAAATATGAAAACAATAAATCTGAAAAATGGATAGTGATCGGATCTAATTCTTGGATTAAGGGTGTCGACGATGCTGAGGCTTACTGCAAAGATAACGATTTAGAATATGAACTTGTCTGGGGTATAGGGTACCAGGAATGCTTAGAAAAATTGGCAAGTAGCAAGGGTCTTGTATTTCTTCCAAAAGGAGGAGATACTTGTCCAAGACTGGTAATTGAAGCAAAGCTTTTGGGATGTGAATTAGTTCTTAATGAAAATGTTCAACACAAGGATGAGCTCTGGTTCGATACTGATAATTTAGAAGATACTGAATCCTACCTTTATGCTGCAAGAGATAGATTTTGGAATGCTCTCAAAAATGACATGTCATTCTCAGGCACTCTCAGTGGTTATACCACAACTAAAGACTGCATAGAACAAAATTATCCGTGGCGAGAGTGTATCACTTCTTTGCTTGGATTTTGCAATGAAGTTGTAGTGGTAGACGGAGGATCTAAAGACGGGACATGGGAAGAGCTTGAGGAATGGGCCAAGGGTGAAGAAAAACTTGTCATACATCAAGAAGAAAGAGACTGGAATCACGAAAGATTTGCTGTCTTCGACGGTCTTCAAAAAGCTTTAGCTAGATCAATCTGCACCGGAGACTTTTGCTGGCAACAAGATTGTGATGAAGTTGTGCATGAAAACGATTACGAAAAAGTAAGAGGAATATGTGATAATTTTCCAAATAATATTGACTTAATAGCTATGCCAGTAATTGAATACTGGGGCGGTCCCGAAAAAGTCAGAGCTGATGTTTACCCGTGGAAGTGGAGGATCAGTCGCAATAAGCCACACATAACACATGGAATCCCTGCAAAGCTACGAAAATTTGATGAAAATGGGTATGCCTACTCTGCACCAGGCTCTGACGGTTGTGACTACATTAGGTCTGATAATTTCGACGTTGTTCCCTGTGGAAGCTTTTACACGCAGGATGTGGATAATGTTAGGCGGCAAGTAAATATGAATCCTGAAGCAAAGCAGGCATACCAGGCATGGTTCAATCAGGTAGTCAATGCCTTCCCCGCGGTCTATCACTTTTCCTGGTGGGATCTAGAAAGAAAAATTAAGACCTATCGGGATTACTGGGGTAATCATTGGAAATCTCTTTATAACGAGGGAAAAGAAGATACACCTGAAAATAACATGATGTTCGACTGTGCATGGTCGGAAGTAAATGATGAAATGATAAAAGCCCGCGCAGAGGAAATGAAAAATAAATTAGGCGGCTGGATTTGGCATAAAAAATGGAACGGAGAGGATACAACTTCGCACATAATTTGTGCAAAAGATCTTCCGGAAGTGATTAAACAGTGGATCAACCAAAAATAGTTTTTATTGTCCCGTCTTATAATATTGAAAAAAATATTGAGACACTAATTAGATCAATTAAAGATCAAGATTATGATAACTGGTCTTGTGTGATCATAGACGATATTTCTAGTGATGAAACTTGGAATGTTCTACAGAAAGCCCTTAAGCACGACGATAATTTTTCGATCATCAAGAACAAAGAGAAGAAGTACGCCCTAAAGAACATCATAGAGAATGCAAGAAAATTTGAAAATGATGATAATATTATCATAGCAGTAATCGATGGTGATGATTCACTTTGCAATTTTAGAGCAGCAAGTATTTTGGCTGATGCTTACGCCCGCGGAAATGATGTTGTGTGGACTGCACATAGGTGGGACACCAACGGAATGAACATATCAGGACCAATACCCTGTGAGGTTAATCCATATTTTTGGACTTGGAAATCATCACATCTTCGGACTTTTCGATCTTCTTTATTGCGGAAAGTAAGCGATAAAAATTTCCAGGATCGAAAAGGAAATTGGTTTAAGCGCGGTTATGATCAAGCCTTGATGCTACCCTTAATGTATGTTGCTAGACAGCATGAGTATGTTCCAGAAGTTTGCTATCTTTATAATATTGACTCTTCTTCAATACCTTCCGAAGAAAGAGACTGGTGTGAGAGAGAGCAGATATCCACGATAAATTTTGTTAGAGCACGCGGCTTTGTAAATTGAAAATACTGTTTGATAATGCTGATTTTAGTTCTTCCTCTGGGCCTAATAGCTTCGCTCGAAAGCTAGCGGAGGAACTTTTAAAAAGAAAACACTCAGTAAATGAGATGTCAGATCCAGATATTCAGTTATCTTTCATTATGGCATCACAAAATATTGGAATTCCAATCATTCAGCGTCTTGATGGAATATATTTTAATTCTGAGCAAGATTGGAAATCATTAAATACGCCGATCAAGCAGACTTACGATATTGCAACCGGCATTATTTTCCAGTCTAATTTCAATAAGGTTCTATCTGAAAAGTATTTTGGTAAAAAGATCAAATCGATAGTAATCAACAACGGCACGGACTTATCTGTGATTGAGAGCATACCCGCTTTAAAACATCCTGCTATTGATAATTTTGAAAATGTTTGGTCGTGTGCTTCTTCGTGGAGACCGCACAAAAGACTAAAAGAGAACGTAAGGTATTTTTTAGAACATGGTGCCCCTAATGATTGTTTAGTCATAGCAGGCGATCACCCAGATTATAAAATCCAACATGAAAGAGTTTTTTACATAGGGAATCTTACGTGGGATCAACTTATCTCTCTTTACAAGCGATCCAAATATTTCATTCATCTTGCCTTGATGGACCACTGCCCAAATGTCGTGGTTGATGCCAGAGCTTCAGGGTGTAAAATTATATGTAGCTCATCCGGAGGAACTAAAGAGATTGCTGGAAAAAACTCTGTGATCATCCAGGATATGGAGTGGGATTTTACTCCTTTTAAATTGTACCAGCCACCCGAATTAGATTTTAGTAGACAGTGTGAATCTCCGGAAAATATAAAGTCCATTGATATTAAGGATGTAGCCGATAGCTACCTCTCATTTTTTGAGGAATTTTTAAAATGAAAGTTTTTGTTCTTGCCCCTCACGAAAACTGGATATGCGATAGAATCGCTGCTGAGTGGAAAAAATATTGTTCTGATGTGACAACTGATGACATATATGAATCTGATGTAGTTTGGCTCCTCGCCGGCTGGTGCTGGAACCATGTTCCCACAGATATTCTTTCCAATAAGAAGGTTGTGATTACGGTTCACCACATAGTGCCAGAAAAATTTGATCAAGAAAAATACCAGGCATTTATGCACAGGGACCAGTTTATTGATTCGTATCATGTGCCCAATATTAAGACTGCCGAATTAGTAAATCAGCTTACCAAAAAACCAATCTTTGTATCTTCTTACTGGTACGATCCGGACTGCTGGAAACCTATAGAAAAGCCAGTCTGTAGAGATAAGCTAGATCTCCCACAGGATAAGTTTATAGTAGGTTCATTCCAAAGGGACACCGAAGGCGGGACAAAAAATCCAAAACTTGAAAAAGGGCCGGATCTTTTCTGTGACTACATTGAGAAAATAAAGAATGAGAAGGATGTTCACGTTCTCCTCGGAGGCTGGAGAAGAGAGTATGTTATCGATCGACTTGAAAGTGCAAATGTACCTTTCACGTTTTTTGAAAAGGTTCCTCTTGAGCAGCTTCGCGTTATGTACGGTGCTTGTGATCTGTATGTAGTTGCCTCCAGATTTGAAGGAGGCCCGCAAGCAATACTAGAGGCCGCAGCAATGAAGGTGCCCATAATCTCTAGAGATGTTGGGATTGCGACTGCAGTCTTGGATCCTCGTTGTGTAATTGATATACCAAATGAAATTTTTATGCCTGGCAACGATAGTATTGAAAAAAATTATCAAAATGTCCAGGATTACAGTATAGTCTTACATAAGAACAACTATCTTCAGATATTTGAGAGTGTTTTAAAATGAAAAAAAGAGCTCTTATCACGGGTGTTAATGGAATGGATGGGAGCCACCTATCTGATTTTCTCCTTGAAAAAGACTACGAAGTCTTTGGAATGGAGAGAAGATCTTCTACAAAAAATAGAACTAATACTCACCACTTAATTGGAAAGATAAATTTTATATCAGGCGATCTGACAGACCAGAATTCGCTTGTAAGAGTTTTGAAAGAATGTGATCCACATGAAGTCTATAATCTGGGATCCCAGTCTTTTGTGGGTGAAAGCTGGAATACTCCTGAGCAGACATCTAATGTGACAGGTTTAGGTGTTCTCCGCATCTTAGAAGCATTACGAGAAACTAATTCTGATGCCAGGTTCTATCAAGCTAGNACTTCTGAAATGTTTGGGAGAATGGTTGAAAATCCTGCCAAAGAATCTACGCCTTTTTATCCTAGGAGTCCGTACGGTGTGGCAAAATTATATGGTCACTGGATAACCAAGAATTATCGTGAGTCATATGACATGTACGCAGTGTCAGGAATACTTTTTAATCATGAGTCAGAGAGAAGAGGCCTTGAGTTTGTTACAAGAAAAATATCGGATGGTGTTGCAAAAATACACCTGGGACTTTCTGACCATATTTCTTTAGGAAATCTGGACTCTAAGCGTGACTGGGGATATGCCCCTGATTATGTTGAAGCTATGTGGATGATGTTACAAGAAGAATCTCCTGATGATTTTGTAATTGCTACAAATGAAACACACTCAATAAGAGATTTTTTAGATGCAGCATTTAATCATGCTGGAATTCTAGACTGGAAAAATCACGTAAAGCAAGATCCAAGATTTATGCGACCTGCAGAGGTTGCAGTTTTAAGAGGTGATTATTCAAAGGCAGAAAGAGTTTTGGGATGGAAACCCAAGACAAGCTTTGAAAGCTTAGTTAAAAAAATGGTTGATAGTGATATTAAAAAACTAAGCAAATGAACATTCTCGATAAAAATACAGACTTGATGAAGAAAGTGGAAAAAGGCTGGGGATATGAGCTCTGGATTCACAATGACGAGGAGTATTGCGGTAAGCTTCTTTATTTTAAAAAAGGAAAGAAGTGCAGCCTCCATTATCATGAAAAAAAGAAAGAAACTTTTTATCTGCAAGACGGAAAATTAGAATGTACTTTTTACCACCTGGATGAACCAGGCAATGTATCTAAAGTCATACTTTTTGCAGGCGACAGTAAAGAAATTACAAGAGGATTAGTGCACCAAATGAAAGCACTTGAAGATACAGTGCTGTTTGAATTTTCAACACAGCATTTTGACGAAGATTCAATTAGGATAGAGAAAGGCGATTAAGTGACCCCCAATTTAATATCTTTTAATACTCAACCTGCAGGCCCAGATGCAGAATCAATTCCCGAAAGAACGGGTATCATAAATAAAATCCACATAAAGAGTAAGCTTAAGCAGCTAGGTGTCAATATCGAAGATTTGAAGCTAGGCGACTTTGATCAAATCGGTGAGATAACAGCTAGAAAAAGAAGAGAGCCAGGATCAGAGCTCTATAGAAATGTTGGGGCATATTTTAGGCCCAACTATGAAAGAGGAATCTTAATTTACTCACTCATCAGAAAGTACAACTTAAAATCTTATCTTGAGATCGGGTTCGGTAGAGGTTACAGTTGCATGTGTGCTGCATTAGCTCTTTCCGAAAATGGCGGAGGAAATATTACCACAATAGATCCTAACCTCAATGAAGAATTTCTCAATAGTCTTTCTAAGGTGTTCCCGAAAGACTGGCTCGATCAAATTCAATTTATCAAAGGAAAGAGTCAAGAGTATCTCGCAGATGCAAGTCAGCAAAATGATAAATACGACCTCGTTTACATTGACGGAGACCACACTTATGCTGCCACAAAGAGAGACTGGGAACTTTGTCAAAATAGGTACAATAACTTCTTAGTTTTTGATGATTATCATCTTCCCGGAAAGGTTCAAAAAGATATTGAATGCTCAAATGTTATCGATCAAATAGAGGATGACTCAAAAGAGCTTATCATTATGGACAGAAGAATCTTTTTAGACGACAGAGGATATTCCGACGAAGAGATCGATTACGGCCAGGTTCTTTTAACGCGATAAATTTAAATGAAAATTTTAATCAATAGAAAGCCTGTTGATGGACCTTGGGGCGGAGGCAACTTATTTGTCAGGGCTTTCTGTGAGTCTGCAAACAAGGCAGGTCATGAAGTTGTCTTCCGCTTCGAAGATGACCTTGATGTAATTTTTGTGCAAGATCCAAGATATAGCGATCTAGGTATATCCATAAATGAGATAGCACAATACAAGCAGAGTAATCCTGGCGTTAAATTGATTCATAGAGTTAATGAATGTGATGCCAGAAAAAATACTGATGACATGGATTCAATGCTGAGGCAGACAAGTAGTGTGACAGATACTACAGTTTTTGTCTCTCACTGGATGAAAGACTATCATCTCGATAAAGATTGGCTGTGCGAAGATGTTGCAGTTGTTTACAATGGAGTAGACAGAGAGCACTTTCAAAAGAGAGATAAAATACAGAATGGAAAAATAAACATCGTAGCACACCACTGGTCAGACAACCGGATGAAAGGTGCAGATGTTTATGAATTCTTGGATGCGCTCGTTGCTGAGGATGAAAGATTTACTTTTACTTACATTGGAAGGACCAGCTCAGATCTTAAGCATTCTAATGTAATGGATCCCTTGAGCGGTCTTGATCTAGGTAAAGAGCTTTCTCGATATGATGTTTATGTAAGCGGATCTAGATTTGATCCGGGCCCAAATCACATACTAGAAAGCCTGGCTTGTGAAATTCCCACCATAGTACACGTCGATGGCGGCGGAGCAGTTGAGTTTGCAGGCTGTAATTTTTCTTTTCAAAACAGCGAAGAGCTTATTAAGCTGCTAGCATCAAAGCCGGATATTTCTAACGTAGTAATGCCTAGTTCTTGGGAAGAGTCTGTAGGAAGATATCTGGCCCTTATCGAAAGAATGAAAAGATTTTGAACATTGCCTTTGACTTAGATGGCGTAATTTGCCACAGAAAATCTGAGCTTGGCGGCCCAGAAAAATATCTAACTTGCTATCCTGATCAAGATGTTGTCGATGTAGTTAACAGACTTTTTGATGAGGGAAACTACGTCGTAATTTATACTGCAAGAGGTATGAACACTTACAATAATGATGTTCGAAAAGTTTATGATGGCTTGTACGAGTTAACAAAGAATCAGCTGATTAAATGGGACGTAAAACATCATGAGCTTGTTATGGGAAAAGTTTCCTATGATGTTCTTATCGACGATAAAGCACTTAATTCTAGCAATGCTCAAACAGCAAAAGACATAAAGCATTTCCTGAGCAATAATGGCCAGTAATATTATTTTCACAAACGGTTGCTTTGATGTGCTTCATAGAGGTCATGTTGAACTCTTGAAATACTGTAAAGATCTAGATGGAAAAGTTATTGTAGGAATTAACAGCGATGAAAGCGTAAGAAGATTAAAGGGTGAAAGTCGTCCAATAGTAAATCAATTAGATCGAAAATTCATACTAGAATCAATTCAGTTTGTGGACCAAGTTATAATATTCGATGAGGACACACCGTATAATTTAATGAAGTCTATCAATCCTGATGTAATTGTCAAGGGTGGTGATTATAATAAAGAAGATGTAGTTGGAAACGACCTATGTCAAGTGAGAATTTTTAAATATGTCCCAGGATACTCAACAACAAAAACAATACAAGATTTTAGTAGTAGGTGATAGCTGCTTTGACATCTATGTGTTTGGTCAATGTGATCGCCTAAGTCCTGAAGCACCTGTCCCTGTATTTAAAGAGAATAGAAGAAAATCAATACCCGGTATGTCACTCAACGTGGCAGAGAGCATTTTAAATCTTGGGGACGAAATTGATGTCATCACAAATGATACTAAAATAAAAAAGATAAGATTTGTTGATGAAAGATCAATCCAGCACATCCTAAGAGTAGACGAGGAAGCAACCGTAGATGAAATTTCTAAAGAACAGATCGAAAAAATAAACCCAAGCCTCTATGATGCACTTGTAGTATCAGATTATGATAAGGGCTTCTTAAGCTTTCTTGATGCAATAAGCATATGCGATAAATTTATCAATAAAAATATTCCTGTATTTGTAGACTCTAAGAAAACAGATTTGAGATGTTATAATGGCGTCATAATAAAAATAAACCAGCATGAAAAATCTCGGGTTAAGAATATGCCCCAGGGATCAAAGCTAATAACTACGCTAGGCTCACAAGGTGCTGAGTATGAAGGAGAGCGCTTCTTTCCCTACGAGACAAAAGTCTCTGACAAGCATGGGCACAGAGATGTGTGTGGCGCAGGTGATGCATTCTTAGCAGCTTTAGTTCACAGGTTTTTAAGGAACGGAAAGAACATAAAGGAAGCAATTGATTTTTCTAATAAGTGCGCTGCTATCGTAGTAGGATACTTTGGGACAAGATCAATTAGTGTAAAAGATCTTAAAGAAGAAGGAATAAAATAGCGTGAAAAACGGAAGAGTTTCAATTGCCATCCATTCGGGCAAATTAGATTATACACCCCTGCTTGAGAACTTACTTAAGTCAATTCTGGTGTGCAATCAATATCCGGACATAGAACTAGTTTTAATAGAATCTGCAGGAATAACAGAAGTTAGAGACTGGTTTAAAAAAATAGACTTTGATGATAATTTTGTGAACTTTGATGGAACAAGAACAGAAGTTAGAAAGCACAGCGGTACCCAAATAACTAAAAACTTATTGTTCTTGACGTACCCAGATGATTTACCCTGGTACACATGCTATCAAGATGCTACCAGAGAAGGTCTACGAGCAGCAACAGGTCAGTACTATGTTTTCATTGCTGAAGATAACCAGTTCTGTGTAACGGGGGATACGTTAAGCGATTACATCAAAATTATTCAGCACGAAGGCGAAGATAATACTATGGTTTCTCTCTCAACTTTGCAACAGTACAAGCATACTAAGCGTAACAACCGGGTCGGACCAATCAAGTCGCTTGATAACATAGATTACTTCGTTACAGAGTATACTAAGTGGGACCCCAACCTTTTGTGCAGCAAGAAAGTTTACGAAAGATTAGGGCCGCTGACGTTAAGTGACCCGGAGGATCCCCACAGATCAATAAATTATTTAAGTGAAAGAGCTAGGAGCATAGGCATCAAAAGAGTTTTCATGACAGTAGCACAAAATATTTGGTGCGCAGAGTCAAATAAAATCACAAATATTGAGGTGATAAAAAGCGAGACAGAAAAAAATCCTAACTTTTTGCTTTTCAACCCGCAGGATTATCGAGATCTTAAGGCATCTTTTAGAGAAGCAATAGAAGGAGATGGTTTTACCAAGCTACCCCTATCAACAGATTCTTTTTACGGACATTGCAGAAACTACTAGGAAAAAAAATGACAAAAACAGCTTTGATTACAGGAATAGCAGGAATGGTGGGCTCTCACCTCTCTGACTATTTATTAGAAAATACTGATTGGAACATAGTAGGTTTTTTAAGATGGAATGATTCTCTTGATAATCTCGATCATCTGTTCACAAGGATCAATAACAAAGACAGGATCTACCTAAACTTTGGAGACCTTAATGACCAGTCATCAATCCAGAAATGCTTGGCTGAGTACAAACCTGACTATGTCTTTCATTTAGCAGCACAGTCATACCCTCAGACTAGCTTCACTGCACCAATTGACACCCTGAACACTAATATTCTAGGGACAGCAAAGCTATTAGAGGCAATTAGACATGAATCAATTAATCCTGTTGTTCATGTTTGTGCATCTTCTGAAGTTTTTGGTAAAGTTCCGCCTAAATATTTGCCTATCAATGAGGAGGCTCCTTTTCATCCAGCATCACCTTATGCTATTTCTAAGGTAGGCACAGACTTAGTAGGTAGATATTACGCAGAAGCTTACCAGATGCCTGTGATGACCACACGGATGTTTACACACACAGGCCCTAGAAGAGGAGATGTGTTCGCAGAGTCGACATTTGCTAAGCAGATTGCAATGATAGAAAAAGGCTTGATAGATCCAGTTATAAAAGTAGGTAACTTAGAATCTTTAAGGACTTGGGCTGATGTCAGGGATGCCGTACGTGCTTATCACATGCTAGTAACAGTAAATCCGATCGGAGGAGAATATTATAATATTGGTGGAAACTATACATGCACTATAGGCGACATGCTCAAGTATTTAGTAAGCTGTTCTACTAGAAAAGATATTGAAGTACAGATTGATCCAGAGAGATTAAGGCCGATAGATGCAAATCTTCAAGTCCCCGACACAACAAAATTTACAAACCATACGGGCTGGAAGCCCGAGATCAGCTTTGAACAAACGATGCAAGATTTGTTACAATACTGGAGAGAAAAAGTTGAAAAAAGAGGTGCATTTTTAACTAGATAGAGGAATGTCTAGAAAGATCACCGGAGAAAATCATGGATGTCTTGTTCGTAAATCCAAATAGCTCAAAAAAGGTTTACCAAGACCTGGCTAAAGACTATTCTGCAATTGAAACCCCTACCTGGGCCCTTCTGCTAGCACAGTCTTGTAGGTCTAGGGGCTATAAGGTAGATATACTTGATGCCGATGCAGAGCGACTTTCACAAGAAAAGGCATGTGAAAGAATTAGAAAACTTTCACCAAAGCTTGTTTGTTTTGTTGTATACGGCCAGAATCCAAATTCAGGAACCACAAACATGGCAGGCGCCGTCGATCTTGCTGAAGCAATAAAAGAAGAAAAGATAGAAACAACCATTGGTATAGTGGGCTCACACGTTCAATCACTACCCTACCAGGTTCTAAATGATGAAAAATCTTTTGATATCATCTTTTTGAACGAGGGCGTCTATGCTTTGTGGAACTTGTTAGCAGTTGATGATTTATCTGATCAAGCTAAGCTTGAGAAAGTAAAAGGTATCGGGTTCCTAAAAGGAGATAAGCCTCATCTCACACCTCCGGAAAAAGTAGTTCCTCAAGAAAAGATGGATGAACACTTGCCCGGATACGCATGGGACCTTCTTCCTTATGATAAAAACCCGCTGGATCTTTATAGGTCTCCTTACTGGCATGCGGAATACGATGAAGAGAAAAGATCGCCTTTCGCGGCAATCTATACCAGTCTAGGCTGTGTTTTCACATGCTCATTCTGCATGATTAACATGATTAACAGGAGTGATAATGAAGAAATTGGTATTTCTTCAAATTATTCTGGAATGAGATTTTGGTCTCCTGATTTTATTATTAATGAGTTTGACAAGCTTTACCAACTGGGCGTAAGGACCCTTCGAATCAGCGACGAAATGTTCCTTCTCAACAGGAAGTACTACCTGCCATTATGCAAGCTTTTGAAAGAACGCGGATATGGTAAAGATTTTCGTATGTGGGCCTACTCAAGAATTGATACTATTCGTCGACCCGAAGACTTAAAAGCAGTTAGAGAAGCAGGAATTAAGTGGTTATGTCTCGGCATTGAGGCAGCAGATCAGGATGTTAGGCTAGAGGTTACTAAAGGTAAGTTTAAGGATCTTAACATTAGAGATGTAGTTAAAAAAGTTCATGATGCTGACATTGAAATAATTGCTAATTATATTTTTGGGCTTCCTAAAGACAGTATGGAGACAATGCAGAAAACTCTGGATTTAAGCCTTGAGCTATGCACTTTAGCCTGGAATGCTTATCCTTCAATGGCGCTTCCGGGAAGCTTGCTTTATAAAGTTGCGCTAGATACAGACTTTAATCTACCAAAAGACTATTCAGGCTACTCATTTCTTGCTTATGATACTGTTCCTCTCCCTACAGAGTTTTTAACTTCTGCAGAGATAGTGAAGTTTAGAGACGATGCATTCACAGCCTATCATACACATGTTCCTTTTCTAGAAAAAGTTGAGAAAAAATTTGGCAAAATAGCCCGCCAAAATATTGAGAAAATGACTAAGTTAAAGCTTAAGAGGCAGATTCTAGGTGACTAAAATGAATAAAAAATTACAAGAGAAGTCAAAATTATATCGGCAGCAAATTTTTGAACTTAAGATAGCGTCTAAGTTCGGGCACCTTGCTAGCTGCTTGTCCTGTGTTGACATAGTAAATTCTCTGTACAACGATCCAGAAACTTATTTCGATCATAGTAAAGATGCTCTAATTTTTAGCAAAGCGCACGGATCGCCGTCAGTTTATCCGGTCTTGGCAGAGCTTGGATACTTTCCAAAAGATGAGCTTGAAAAATACTGCACACCTGATGGAATATTAAGGCTTCACTCCGACCAGTCCATCCCGGGCTGCCACTTCGTAGGTGGTTCTTTAGGTAACGGCGTCGGATATGCTGCCGGCCTAGGGCTTAGCCAAGACAGGAAAATTTACGTGATTCTTGGAGATGCAGAGCTTTATGAAGGATCTGTCTGGGAAACGTTTATTTTCATTGCTCACCACAATCTTAAAAATGTTCATTTGATAGTCGATAGAAATGGATTAGGAATCTTAGGGGAAACAGAAGATCTCTTGAGACTCGATCCCCTTGACAAGAAGTTTGAAAGCTTTGGTTTTGATGTAATGTCAGTTGACGGTCATGATTTTGATCAAATGAGAAAGGCATTTTCAAGAGATGCACTAGAAAAGCCTGCAGTAACAATCGCTAATACAGTTAAGGGTAAAGGTGTAAGTTATATGGAAGGTGTTTGGCAGTACCATACCATCATTCCAAAGGATGAAAAAGACATAGAGACCGGAAGGAAAGATTTATCATGATTGCACAAAGAGATGTTTTCCTCACCGCCCTTTTTGAGAAGGCAAAATTAGACAAAGATATCATGCTGATTTCTGTTGATATGGGAGCACCTTCCCTAGACAGATGGAGATCAGAACTTCCAGATCAGTTTTTGTTCGCAGGAATATCTGAGCAAAATGCTATAAACGTTGCAGCAGGACTCTCTGCGGCAGGTAAAAAAGTTTATGTCTATTTCATGGCAGCCTGGGCAGCTAGATGTTTTGAGCAGGTAAGGTACTCTTGTGCGATGGGTAACAATCCAATAACTATTCTTGGCAACGGCGTCGGTTTAGGATATGCTCCTGCGGGTCCTGCACATGAGCCAAACGAAGATATCGCCTACATGAGGTCAATCAATGGAATTGAAGTTTACTGCCCTGCAAACGGCAACATAATCAGTGATCTTGTAGAGCTCACAGTCAAAGAGCCGAAACTAAGATACATTAGGCTTGAGCGAAAGTATGCACAAGAGGTTGAGGCGTGTTATGAAAACATTGGCTATGTCAACAATGTAGGCATTTATTGTGTACGCCCAGGCCTTAGCGAACCACGAAAAGAGGGTGTTTCAAGAACCTGTATTCTTAGCAGCGGCTACATGTTAGGAAGAGCTATTAGAACCTGGGAAATGCTTATTAAAAACGGATTTGAAGCCTCTGTCATGGATTTGTGGAAAATAAAGCCAATTAATCAGGAGTTTTTTGTAAATCGACTCCGGGAATATGACAATATTGTCACTTTAGAAGAGCAGACTTTGGATGGCGGTTTCGGCGCAGCGGTTTGTGAGGCTTTAGCTGATAAGAACGCAAAGAAAAATGTATTACGTCTTGGCCTACCAGAGCGATTTATTTTTGAAAACGGAGACCGCGATCACTTACTTGATACAAACGGACTCTCTACTGATGAGATATACGATAAAATTAAAAACTTTTTGCAGTTGCAGGCAGGTTAAGAAATGAAAAAGGGTATTTTTGAAGAGGTTATGTCTTACACACCTACTTCTTTTCAAGATTACAGAGGTGAGCTTTACACTACGTGGAACAACGAAGATTTTAAAGAACACTTTGGAAAAGATCTGGATTTCGTAAGAGATAAAGTTTCTGTTTCAAGAAGTAATGTGCTTAGGGGTATTCATGGAGATGAAAAATCCTGGAAGCTAATGTCTTGTACGCATGGTGAAGTTTATTACGTTGTTGTTGATTACAGGGTTGACTCACCTAACTATAAGAAGTGGGACTGGGAGATCCTCAGCGATAAAAATAGAAAGATGCTGCTTATACCCCCGGGGTTTGGTTGTGCCTTCTATGTCTTAAGCGAGCTTTCTGTTGTCAATTATAAGTGGGCATATCCAGGAGATTACCCAGATGTCGATGATCAATTTTCTGTAAGATGGAATGACCCCTCCATTGGTGTCTTTTGGCCTTGCGAAAAACCTGTACTTTCTGAAAGAGACACAAATTCAAAACTCAGCTAAAAAGAAAGAAGAACAAAGATGTACGAGTGGCCTTTGATAAATGACAACATATCTGAAGATGATAAGGATAAATTGGTAGAGTTTATTAAAACTCCAGGAGCAAGATTTACCCAGCATGTAAATGTTAGAAAATTTGAAGAAGAGTGGTCTTCCTGGCTCGGAGCAAATCACACAACATATGTAAACTCCGGAGCAAGTGCAAATTGGATTATGGCATCAATACTCAAAGAAGTCACAGGACCTGGTGAAGTTATCCTGAGTCCTTTTGGATGGGTTTCTGACGTCGTTCCTTTTCTTGTCAATGGATTTAAGCCTGTCTTTGTCGATGTTGATATGCACAATATGTCTTCTAGTACAGATGCAATTATTGACGCTATAACAGAAAATACTAAAGCTGTCTTAATGGTTCATATTCTAGGCTTTAATGGGCTTACAGAAAAGCTTATGAGCACCCTCGACCAAAAAGGTATTATGCTTATTGAGGATTGTTGTGAATCTCATGGTGCTACTTTTAACGGAAGAAAAATCGGTACTTTTGGTGCTATGTCAAACTTTTCATTTTATTTCGGTCACCACATGACAACTATCGAAGGTGGAACGGTTTGCACAAATGATCCTACAATTCATGACTTAGCAAGGATGTTTAGATCTCACGGAATGACACGAGAGGCATCTGATGTAACCCAGGATTATTATAAAGCGAACTATCCGGACCTCAACCCACTCTTTACTTTTGCAGTACCAGGATTCAACGTCAGGTCACATGAGCTTTGTGCAGTCATGGGAAGAAATCAACTTAAGCGCCTTGACAGCAATATTGAAAAAAGATGTGAAAACTTTGATACCTGGCTTGATGCTCTTGATAGTGATATCTTCATAACTGAATTTAGCACAGAAGGATCTAGTAACTTTGCCCTACCTTTAATACTGAAAGAGAAAGATAAGCCTGTATTTGAAAAAGTGCAACAACTACTCAGAAGAGAAAGCGTAGAATTTAGGAAAGGAACTGCTGGAGGCGGCAATCAATATCGCCAGCCTTATCTAGAGAATTTTAAAGGCCAGTATAGAGTTTCTGGAAACTTAGATACTCTCGATCACATTCACGATTTCGGTCTTTATGTCGGCAATCACACTGACTTAACCAACCATCAAATTAGAAATATCTGTCATCTTCTTAATAAGGCAGCAGGTGGAAAATCATGAATCGTAAATGGCTACCTGCTTTTGCAGACTTAATTGATCGAATGACAATTCATCAACTCAAAGAAGTTTTCATACCTGAAAACAAGGATGTGTACGCTCAAGAAATGAGTGATATCGAACATGATCTAGATCTGATAATCCAGGAAAAAAATATAGAGCTAACCGGAGAACTAATACGGGCTATCGTTGTTCTTGCTCAAATGAATGAGCATATATGGTATAATGAATCTGAAGCCAGAAAAGGTCGAGATCAAGACCTGGAAAAGCTTAAGCTTACACACGGAATAAATGGTGTAAGAAACAGAGTTATGAACTTGATAAAGGTTCTTACCGGAGAAGGCAACAGGCTAGACTTAAAGACTGATTGCCTAGCTGATGAATTCAAAGACTGGGAGATCTCTCTTTTAAACGAAAAAAGAGACTAAAAATTGAAAATAGCATTCATCATAGACAAGACTCAAACCTTCCAGTTGGTCGCTTCTACTCTGTATGAATCTCTTGAAAGAGGTCATGATTGCATCCTGTATTGTAATTTTTTACCAGAAAACTTAGGTCAGCTTCTTAATGTTGAGCCCAAGATAACAGAGTACACTAATTTAAGATGGATAAATCACCCTGACAAGGGTCACCTAGTTCAAAAGGTAGCATCTAGTAGAAGTGAATATGATGCAGTAATCGGAATAAATCTTTTCAATGCAGGCTGGAAAAGACTCTATGAGACAGATCAAGAAGAAAACTATAGCCTCGAATATTGCTGGAATGAAATCTACAATCAGATCAGTGACTTCAAGAGTAAAACAACTCTATTATGTAACTCTGATCATTCTAGACAAATAATCAGCGATCTATCGTCTTATCCGAACTTAGAAAGTACAGGAAGCCCTTGGTTCGAATTTCTTTCTAGTTTTGCTAGCTTTCGAGGTCAAAAAAAGAAGATAACATTTTTAGCACCTCACAATAGCCTTTACATTAAACACCAGCATTTACCTAAAAGAGTTGAGAATATTCTTTCTAAATTAAGGAAGTGGTGTAGCGATAATGAATTTGATCTAGTCTTAAAATCAAGAAAAAAATATAACCGTAATTTTAAAAATGCTGTCAAGTTCAACGAAGTTGTTAGCGATACTGACGCAATGAGCCACATACTTTTATATGCTACGTCAGGGGCTGTAGTACACTTTTGTTCATCAGCTATTAACGAGCTTTCATTTTTACAGACACCTTATCTGTGCTTAGCGCCTGATTTTCAAAAGCAGCTTCATACTGATAGAATACATGCACCGGGCATAAAGCGCCTTCATAATTTATATTATAGCGGCGAAATATTTGACGGAAGGCACTGTGATTCACTGCAGTCTGATGAAATGGAAACTGATGCTATCATTCAAAAGCTTGAAGGTCTGCTAAGCTCCAAAAAAGATTGGAAAGCTTTTCAGGATCAATATTTTCCAGGAGATCATATCGGTTCTGCGGGTCGAATTATTGATAGAATAGAAGCCAATTATGTGCGAGCTCAAAAAACTTCAAACAACGAGAAATAATCTTTTAAACTGGGTTTTCCAGGATAAAGACAGTGTAATTCAAAACAAACCACGTTTTGTTCTTGATATGTTTGCTGATCACTTAGAAGAAGCTTATGGATCCTGGAGTCTGTCCAGCTCAAATGAAAAAATAAAGCTAGATAGATTCAATAGGCAGGAATACGAAAGCACAGATCTGTCAGCAGTAGTAGAAATTCATGATGAATTGACCAGCTCAAACGCTTTTTCTCATTTTTTAATTCACGGTAGCTGTGCTGATCTTAAAATAATATCTGGCTGGAGTGATTTCGATTCTATCGCTGTACTAAAGCAAGAATCTCTTAGAAGAGAAAATAGAGGTAAAACTTATGACCTCTGTATGCACATTGACAAGATGATGAGAAGAATTGATCCTTACCAGCATCATGGAATACACTTTGTTCATGAAAAGGAGCTTCTTTCTTTTCCTGATCTTTATCTTCCTGTAGACTTGCTAGCAGATGCGAAGTGTTTGCTCGGTAGCGCTGATATTAAAATTAAAAAAGTAGATTCAAGCGCGCAGGAGATGTCTAGATTTCTCGGAATAGTCAAGACTTTAAAAAGTGCTGCAACAGCAGGTGTTCTTCGTCATCATGCTAAAGATGGTAAATTTCTATTGGAAGACTATGCTGACCCCAATACGATGTATCAGCTGAAGTATCTTTTGTGCGTGGTCATGCTACTGCCTACTTTATGGCTTAATCTGAAGTCCAACTATTGCCGAAAATCAGAGTCGTATGAGCTTCTAAGATCTTATTTTCTAACAGAGGAACTAGAGTTCCTAGAGGCATGCTCTCACGTTAGATCTTTTTGGAAAGCGGACTTTCACAAAGAAAATATTATTCCTTCTGAAGTCAAGAATATTCTAGGTGAAAATTATCTTGCTAGGGCTGGAAAGTTTGCAGATCTTTTGGAGACAAGCCTTGAATCTTGAAGGAAAAACAGAAGAAGATTACCAGGAAGCAATACGGGAATTCTGCAAAGATAATCCGAACCTGACCATTTACCTTGCAGGTGAAATAAGTCATCCCGGCATATCTGATCTTGACTTTGTTGTTGTAGATGAATTTCCTGTAATTTCTCCTAAAGTTGAAAAATTTTTGATGGGAGGAAATGTTATTGTCATGCCTAGTAGTTGTATGCCCCAGATTTCTACGATTGAAAACTTTAACTTGAAGCTGGTGCAAGGAGAAAGAATAGATATCCAGAAAAATCAAAGCAACTATTTTAGCATTGTAGAAGTAATGGAATGGCTTCCGGAAAGAATATTACTGCTGGAAAGCCTGGATACTAAAATCTTATCACCTCAACAAATTTTGCTTTATTTGAAATCTGCAGACAGATCTATTAAAAATGTAGAAAAACTAACAGGGAAGCAATTCGATCGTGTAGCAACCGATAAATTAAGAGATAATTTTAAAGTTATTAATCTCCAGCAGGTGTTAAAAGGCTACATAAAATCGTGCGAGAGCGCATGGGAAGAATTTACTTCCTTTTGCAAAGTGTGCGAGCCCTCAATAGTCGGGAGCGCAAACATCTCAAGATACTACCAGTTCGATCACGAAAGATTTCCTCTGCTCTTAAGCTACCTCAATTACCTCTCATCTGAAGACGGAGATTTGCCGTCTAAACTTAAAGAAAGAATCACAGTCGACAAGTCTGAATGTAAATTTGATCAAGATTTCTTACAATTTATAAGAAAGAGATTTTCTTTGATTGGTGAAGTGTATGACTTCCACACTTCCAAAGGAAGTAAAAGCGGGATGATAAAGTATGGCTGGTTCCTCTAGTTCAGGGCAAGTATTAGTCGTTCACTGTATCGATACTGAAGGCCCAATCGGCGGTGATGTTAGGCGAAGACCTGATGGATCCAAGGAGTTTATGGACAACTGGCCTGATATTAAGAATTCACTTCGAGAGATAACATGCCCAGAGTTTAGAGAAAAGTACGTAGATTCCAACGGGAACCCATACGTTTATAACTGGTTTATCATGGACTTTATGGGCTTCAAGACTAACCCAAAGAATAGAATTGAAAAGTTCCACGACACGTATGATAACATAAAGTCTTTGAATGCTTCCCATGACTTTTTCCATTGGCACTACCACCAGCCTCCAAAAAGCGGAATAGGAGACCAGTGGAGCCCTGACTGGGACGAATCTGATATCCACTATGAGATTCTTGGCCGTAGAGCCTTAGAGAGGAATGACTTCCCTGAGGTTTATCGGGCAGGAGGAACGATCGAAGATAACAAGTGTTCTCATTGGCTTGAAGATCACTTCATGCTTGATTATTCTAATCGTGTGTCACATAGGTCTACTCCTACTACAAACATCTTTGATTTTAACTGGTACGGTGCACCATCACACTGGGGTTACTATCATCCTCATGTAGATGATCTAACACAGCCGGGTGAGATGAAGAGAATGATCGCTCGATCTGTAGATCTTGAGTCTCGACTGCATCACTTAGAGCAGTGGCAAGTTGACAAAGCATTCTCCTACGCAAAGCAATTCGATAAGCCCGTACTGCTATCATATTTCAGTCATGATCACAGAGATATGAGAGCCGAGACTTATCGAGTAATTCAAATGATTGAAAAGTCATCTATAAAATTTGGCATACCTTTCTCTTACTGTGATGCAAAACATGCCTTGCAGAAAATCGCACAGATCAGTCCTGAGAAAATAGATGTCATCACAGCTATTAAACAGAATGAAGTATCTTTCACTTTTACTTCGCGACCCTATCAGAAGAAAGCCTTTATTTTTGTGCTTACAGACGAGGGTAGATTCAAGCATATCGAGGGAAATATAATTCAAGAAGATGATTGCTATACTTGCTCCATACCCGTAGAGAAAGATTTCAAAAGAATTGCTGTGGCAGGACATTCTCAGTCTGGTGATGGTTTTGTGAAAGTGATAGAACTTTGAAGATACTAGCAGTCATCCCGGCGCGAGGCGGGAGCAAGAGGCTTCATAGGAAGAACATCTATCCCTTGCTAGGTCGTCCTCTCATAAGCTACGCAATCGAAGCTTGCAAAGGAAGCCGTTACCTAAATAAGCAAAACGTATATGTTTCAACTGAAGACAAAGAGATAGCATCAGTGGCACTGCAGTATGGCGCGAAAGTAATCAATCGGCCTGAAGAATTAGCAGAAGACCATGTGTGGACACAAGATGTACTGTCACATGCTCTAGAATGTTCTGAGATTGAAGCGGGAAATGAGTTTGATGTGTTGGTAAGAGTGCAAGCAAACTCCCCGCAGGTGACATCTGAGAAGATTGATGAGTGCATACAAAAATTGCAGGATCACAACCTTTGGGAAGTTTTCACTGTTGATGAGGAGGGTATCGAGGATGCCGCAATACACGTGATGCTTAGAAAGTGCGTAAACCAAAAAGCACTCTCAGTGTATAAAGGAGTTGTGTCAACAAACTATCTTGATGTGCATACAATAGACGATATAAGAATCATTGAGACTAAGATGATGAGAAAAGCATAAGATGGAAAAGAGCCCCGATGTGCTAGTCAGTGTAATCATTACTTGTTATAACCTCGAAAAATACATCAGTCGGGCAATCAATAGCTGCATCAACCAGACACTACCAGAAAAACAATATGAGGTTATTGTTGTGGATGATTGCTCCGCTGACAGTTCATGGGAAGTAATCTCACAATTCCAGGGCCTCGTAACGGCTATCAAGTCTGAAAAGAATGGCGGTGTATCTGCGGCATCTAACAAGGGAATAGCTGCATCCAGCGGAAAGTATGTAGTCCGGGTTGATGGCGATGATTTTATTAATAAGAATTTTCTTCACACAATGTCAGAAGTTTTAGAGTGGAACGACGATATTGGGTTCGCTTACTGCGACCAGATTGTTGTTGAGAAAGATTTGAGTCGAAAGCAAGAAATCAATACGCTTGATAAGCTTCTCGATCACGGTGCTGGAGTGATGTTTAGGCGAAGGTACCTAGACGCAGTCGGTTTTTACGATGAAACGCTAAGAAACAGAGAAGACTATGATCTCATTCTGCGCTATATTAAAAACTTTGACGGATACCGGTTAAGATTACCTTATTACAGGTATTGTAAGCGCAGCGACTCTCTATCGTCTCACAAAGAAGAGCGTAAGATGATAAAGAATGAGATTGATAAAAAGCTTTCCTAAGCCTAGGATATAAGTGAAAAAGATGAGTGAATTAGAAGATATCCCGAATCACGGACTATCAAGAAGAGAAATTCTGGACACCCAAGATCAAATGAATGCTTTTATAGACAAGCATGAGTTGAAAATGTTAGATTATCAGCTAGGTAAACATCAAATTAAAAACTTACCGATTCAAGGTTATTTTCTTTTTAATCGATGGTCAATGACCACTGATTTGGCCTCAAGGTGGAGCACTGTATGGGAGAGTTCAAAAAGATTAAGAGAGCTACTTATCGAAAGCAAGGCCGGAAAAAAAGATATTAGAGTTCTTGATATCGGATGTGGCCACTGTGCGTATTGGCCTATTCTAAACAAATTTAATGTCACAAAATTCACAGGAATAGATTTATTTGACCTGACTACTGCATCTAGAGTCAAGGAAGTACTATTCGGATTGTTAGCAACTAATCATGTGAAACCTGCATTGGACGTTATACTTCGCAGTAAGAATCTTGACAGCTGGGGCGTAGACAAAATTTTCGATGAAAATCTTCGAATTCCTGAAAGCGTCGAATTATCAAATTACATCGCTTCATCTATAATGACATGCGCAGTCGCAGCAGGTGCACTAATGTCATTCAACAATTTAAATCTTACCCATAAAATGATTAAAAATATTTTACCTGATGTTAGCGCTCGTCTTTTAATGTCGAAGGCTGAGGATTTTGAAGTTATACTAGCAGAAGATGAAAAATTCGATATCATTATGTGCATGGCTGCAGCCACCACGTCAGGAAATAGAGCTAATGCCGATACCGGCGGCAAAAACGCAGGAGTGTCGAAAGAGCTTCTTGATAAGATAGCAGAAAAACATTTAGCTCCTGGTGGTACAGTAGCTCATGTTCCTCATTTTTAGGATGTATCAATGAATGAATTAGATTTACTGTGGGAAAAAATAAAATCTGGAAACCCGTTTTTCATTGCAGAGGCAGGTGTAAATCATTTAGGCTCTCTTGAGCTCGGTGAGCGTCTTATCAAAGAAGCCGCCCAGGCCGGCGCGCACGCTATCAAGTTCCAATCTTACAAAGCTGAAAATCTTTGCACAAAAGACGCACCTAGATTCTGGGACTGGGAAGGCGAGCTCGAAGAGGATGGATCACAATTTGATTCTTACTCTCATTTAGATTCTTTCGGGGAAGCTGAGCATGCTGAACTAAAGAGAATGTGCGATGAGTATGACATTGAGTTTATGTCTACTCCGTTTGATGATGAGGCTACAGACTACTTAGATAGAGTCGGCATCAATGCTTATAAGATTGCATCATGTGATGTTACCAATCACCCCCTTTTAAAGCATGTGGGATCGAAGAAAAAGATTGTAATGCTTTCCACGGGCGCCGCAGACTTGCAAGATATTCGAGATGCTGTAGGCGTCTTAGAAAAGGCAGGAACCGATAAGATTGTTATCATGCACTGCAATTTAAAGTATCCGACTGATCCCGATCAAATAAACTTGTCAATGATAAAGTCTATCCAAGAAGAGTTTGGTGAAAAATATGTATACGGACTTTCAGATCATACTATGACTGTTGAGACGCCTGCATTCAGCCTTATGCTCGGTGCAAACGTAGTCGAAAAACACTACACTGTGGATAAGACTCTTGATAAGAGCGCTGACCATTGGCTTTCTGTGGATCCAGATCAAGTTAAAGAAATTGTTCGTCTTATGGATCTGTCACATGTAATGATGGGTACATCTGAAGTTAAAGAATGTACTGAAAGTGAAGAGCGCGCCAGAATGTATGCTCGAAGAAGCGTCGTATCGCTAAAGCCCATTAAGGCCGGAGAAGTTTTCACATCTGATAATATTGGGTGCAAGCGACCAGGCACTGGGATATCACCGAAAGTATTTAGTAAGATCTTGGGCACAACTGCTTCGCAAGATATTGATGATGATGCTCTGCTGACATCGGATGACGTAAAGATAGAATTAGGGGTCTGATATGAAGATTGGTATTTGCGGACAGGGATTTGTAGGAACAGCTGTTCGAGAAGGAATGCGAGACTTCTTTGATCTCGCGACGTATGATAAGTTTAAATCAGAAGATTTTGCTGTTGAGAGTTTAGCAGTTCTCTCTCGTGACTGCGAGGTCATTTTTGTGTGCCTACCTACCCCGATGAGAAAGTCTGGTGAGTGTGATACTCGTATCGTTGAAGGTGTCATTCAAGAGATTGATGAGATCTGCGGTGCTAATAAGCTAGAGAATCGTGTAGCAGTTATTAAGTCTACGATTCCTCCTGGAACCACAGCAAGGCTCAATAAGAAAGCAAAGAACATTCAGGTTGTGTTTAATCCAGAGTTTCTTACCGAGGCAAATGCTATCAATGACTATAAGACTCAAACTCGAATTATTCTTGGCGGTCCACGCCCGGGAACTTCAAAAATGAAGACTATTTTTGCTAAAGCATTTCCTAATGCGTCAATTATTAAGACGGGTTCCAATACTGCAGAAATGGTAAAATACTTTACAAATTGCTTTCTTGCTACAAAAGTTAGTTTCTCTAATGAGATGCGACAGATTTGCGAGAAGACAAATATTGATTATGATAAGGTAGTTGAGTACGGCCTCTATGATACGAGAATTGGAAAGTCACATTTTTCCTCTCCGGGACCTGACGGATCTTTCGGTTTCGGGGGGCACTGCTTTCCGAAGGATATTAACGCTCTGATGTTCCTCGCAAGAGACAAAGGGATCGATCCCAGCGTCCTACAAGCGGTTTGGAATAAAAATCTGGAAGTAAGAGCCTCGGAGCATCGAGATTGGGAAGCAATGCCAGGTCGAGCGGTTTCGGAGGATTAATGAAAGCCTTGGTTACCGGAGGCTCCGGATTTATCGGTTCTCACATCGTCGAAGAGCTACTTCGACGAGGAGATGATGTAACTGTCATTGACGATGAGTCTGCAAATGAGAACCACGAGTTCTATAAGTTTGAGGGCGCCGAATATCACAAGCTAGATATCTGTGACGACGTCACTGCAGAACTTTATCAAAACATTGATGTAGTATTTCATCTTGCAGCCCGATCCAGAATTCAACCTACGATCAATAATCCATCAGGTACCTTTGATGTTAATGTTTTAGGCACCAGCAAGGTACTTAATCATGCTAAAAATGCCGCCGTCAAAAAAGTAATATATTCTAGTAGTTCCTCCTGTTATGGTCACAAGAACAAGCCGCCACATCACGAGGAGATGACACCCGACTGCCTCACACCTTACTCGCTTTCTAAGAAGCAAGGCGAGGAGATTTGCAAGATGTTCTCAGACCTATACGGATTAAGCACAATTACATTGCGGTATTTTAATGTATATGGTCCAAGGGAGCCGCTCAAAGGACAGTACGCTCCTGTTGTAGGGCTTTTCAAAAGAATGAAAGAATCAGGCGCACCACTAACTATAGTCGGTGACGGCGAGCAGAGAAGAGACTTCACTTATATCAAAGACGTCGTTAGAGCAAATGTAATGGCAGCAGAATCAAAAGTTTATCACGGGCTTTTTAATATCGGAACGGGTAGAAATTACTCGATAAATCAAGTAGCTGATCTTGTAGGTGGAGAAAAGTCTTATATACCTTCACGATCTGGTGAGGCTCGAGAGACGATGGCTGATATTTCCAAGGCTACGCAAATTTTAGGATGGTCACCCAATCATCGTCTTGAAGATACTGTACTTTCTTATTAGTTGGTATACTATTAGAATATGATATTCCCTACAGGTAAACCACATATCTCCTTTTCTGAGCTTTTTGCCTGGAAAGAATGCCCATATCGGCATAAGCTTACACACATTGACAAGATCGGTACTTTTGACCCTTCTCCTTATCTTGGTTTTGGAACCGGAGTTCATGCTTCTTGCGAGCATTACATCGAGTCCAGAGAGATAGACAAAGAGTTAGCAT